ACTTCTCAGCCGCGTATTCGTTCGCCGTATCACGATCACTCACATTGTAATAATCCTCTTTCACAAGCATTTGCTTACCATTGAAAGAAAACTCATATGTATATTGATAATCCCCGTCGTGCTCACAACCCATGTAACGCAAGCCCATTGCCTGAGCAACATCCCATGCGCTAATATTAACGTTTGCCATCAGAAATCCTCAAAATCCGCAATAAACTTATCCACAACAGTAGGTTCAACAAACCCTTCCTCCGCAGCAATCCGTGCCTGCTCAAGCCAGAATGTATCCTCTTCAGCGTTCCACGATTCCATAGCTTGCTGAAATTTAAGTTCCTTTTTCAAAGCCACTTGGACAGATTCAATAGCTTTGATACGGCGATAAAACTTGTTGATGTATGGCGAAAAGATCGCTGCTTGCCCTCGATTAGCTTCACCTTCTTCAGTATGTTGATGGGACTTATCAAAATCAAGCTGATCATCTGCAATCATCATTTGCTTGAAACACTCATCAGCCCGCTCATTATACATCTTACGGCTCTTGCGAAGATTGTTGTATTCTTCATAAAGCCCGGTAAGAACTTGCGCATTCAGCCCGATTTGGGTTTGGATAAAACTTGCTTTCATTCTACAACCTCCTTACGTCCATTAGTCAAAGTAATTTCCCTATCTTCTTTCGGAAGATATTCCTTCCACGTTTTAGTCCAAGGACCACGGAATGACAACACCCATGTGCGCTTTGCCATGCCGTACACTTTGTGCATTCTATCTCGTGCCGTGTAGATAGGTTTGATAGAAGGTTTAATTCTGTTTTGTGTAAAGCCAAAAATGTTGTCAGCCTTTACCCGTTCAACAAGAAGACCCTTCAACACCCACGACACAGCATTGAATGCATGTGAATGATATGCCTCCCGGCTACCTTCATCAAAGCGCAACAGAACGATTGAACCAAAACGTTTAGATTCAAACAACCAGTATCCTGTGACATTGGATTCTTGTCCACCATCTTTACCTTTGAAGAATAATTTCATTTGCACTCCACTTCTCGCAGCCAATACCAAGCGTATTCTCCATCTTGCCTACCACCACCTTCTAGAACATAATCAGCATATTCCTCGTTTTCATTTACCACCTTCATAATCTGCTCACGAGTTGGTTTGTTCATGAATACTTCCTCAAAGTATTCTCCGTGTTGGTCGTAGTCGTTGTACTCGGAAGTAAGAATCCAGACTTTCATTCCCCCCACTCCTCACGTTCCAATTGCATGTACATGTCTGCCACTTGATCCCAAGTGAATCCACCATCCATAAGACCAATATTTAGCACTGCAAGTGCTTCCTGCACACTGAAACCCATTGCCCAATATTCCCGTACAAGTTCTTTTGTCTCAAAAGCCATCACACACTTCCCTTCTCAAACACATATTTGTAAGCATCTTCCCACGTACTGAAGAATTCATAGTCAGGAAACTTAGCCTTGATCTTCTGAACATATTTGTGCTCGTCACTGTACAGATTGTTAGTCTGCACAACAATCTTGTGCTTCTCACACTTTTTAAAATCGCTGTCTAGCGTAATTTTACCATGTTTGTACCAAGCTTTGCAAATGCTAAATGGAAACTGTGGCACAACTGCGTCTTGTGTCTTGGCATTCATGAACATAAGCTGCACGCTTACACCATCTACAGTGCACTCATAAACACATTTAAGAGCAGGATTCAGCTTGTACCACTCTGGCAGACTCTCTGCATGGCGTACGCCGTCAAGCTTAATACCTACATGTTTAAGCATCTCTTCAACAATCGTAAGCTGGTCAACACTTGTATGAAAGAAGATGTCAATATCCGTAGCAGGCTTACCGAAATGCCAATCACGAGGTGCACCACCGGCGCAGATTGCAAACGGATCAATCGGGAAAAGCTTGTCAAGAATTTTATCTGCGACAGCTTTTTGCTTTGCGATGAGTGCTTGAGTACCGTCCGACGATAGAGGTGTGTACGTTGTCTCAGGCTGCTTGTAATAGTCTTTAGCCATAACAAACTTATCATCCGATAAAACATACTCTGTGTTCGGATGTCTCTTGAAATACCCCATATCGTCCGTCTTCATAATGATACCTGTATTGTACGTGAAGAGTGCTTTGGCATCGTTGTAGACCGAAGCGTCTCCTCCGAACACATATCCCTGTTGCAGCAACGTGTTCACAATGTGTGTGCGACTACCGAACGAACCTTCTACGTTGATCTTCATGTTCTTCAAATAATGTGCCATATTCCCTCCTTAGAAATGTACTGCAATCTTACACAAGATAGTGTATGATGTCAACTGGTTTGCTTGTCCGCTACAAGCTTGTTTACAGTTTGCACAACATCATCATACAAGGTTAAATGAGTAGCCTCCCTGATGAATCCTTCAACCTCTTGAGGATTTGCAGGAAAACGCTTCCTTAACCCTCTTTCCACGTCTAACGCTGTTTGACCATCACAACAGAAAACGTTTTGCCTAACTATCGTAAAATTGGCTTTACTTAAATTACGTCGATGCTGGAGTATTCTGCTTTCTACAGCATTTGAAATACCATATCCTACAAAACCACCACTATTGCCTTTTACCTCTAGTACGTACACTGCGGCGTCTTTTGAAGTCTTGTACCCATAATCTGCGCAGTTAGGGCATCTGTTACCTTTGCAAAGTAAATTTCTTACATTGCACACCCACTCATTGTGTAATGGACAATGTAATTTAAGGAATTTCTTATCTATGATGTCAAGCAGTCTATAGGGCAACTCATTTTTAGATAAGAACTTTCTTACTTTATATGCAGTCTGTTCTGGTGTTGCAACATACGTCTCTGAGCATCGGCAAGCTTTGGAGCCGTGCTTAAAAGACGCTACGCTCTGTGTGAAAATTCCGCTACACACTCCCGCCACTACAAATTCATCTTGCGAGCAGACGGAGCAAATAACCCTACAATAAGTGTTACGATCAGGCCCCCATCCACCTGAAAGCATAATCTCTGACCCCGCAGGGTACGGACTTTGCGTCTTAAGGGAAGACAACAGGCTGGCATCACCTTCATTGTATATCTTCTTTCTAGAGCATGCCGGACAGCAGAACCTGCCCTGTATAACGTTTTCACAAGTCGCAGTGTTCCAACAAAAATTGCAGTCTCTGCACATCAGTCTGACACGCATCGCACGGCTTTTAAAATCCTCGGCCGCACCTATAAAAGTGTATCCGTCACTCTCAACAGCACGTTTCACTTTCAAGAGCACTTGGTCAGAAGTGAGTCTAGTAGATTTTGAGCAGCCGCAGGACATGCTCCCTCTTAATATCATGGAGCTAGGTACTACAAAGACACCATCCCCGAACATTTCTGAATCTTTCGCACACACCGAGCATTTTACATTATAAAATCTCTCTGTTCTTCCTTCCTTATAGCCCCATAATGATAAAACCTGCAACCTGTTATCCTCGCCGTATGTCACTCCTATGTACTTTATGTCTACGTTTTCTGTCACATGGCCTCCAAACGAGCTTGAAGTCTGCGACGCTTAACAATCTTACGAGCCTCGTCAATCTTTTCAACCATGTCTAGTGCATTTTTGTTCGTGTAGTATGCTCGCATGGTTGAAATAACAGAAGGTTTTGTTGAATCTACGTGCTCTGCGAGTTCTTCTAAAGTACAAGATTGGTAATCAAAATGTTTTTGCATATAATTCCTCTCGTTTAAAGTGGAATTATAACATCTAACTACAATCTTGTCAAATCTTAGAACTCTGCCACATCGTTCTCTACAAGTTCAACTTCCCATGTCTCTGGATTAAGTCGGAATTCGTCGCACACACCCAGAACCCCATAAGGGCGATTCTTAAGAACAGTAAGACGTGCATTACCACGACTGCGATCTGGCATGACCTGACCTTCAAGGCCCAGAATAATCCAACTAAGCGCTTCTAGAGCAGAGCTACCTCGCATATGACTCTTATCGACCTTAACCCAGTACGGCTTCTCGTCAGCATCCTTAGGTGGCTTGTTGTCAGCAAAACCTCCTCTATTGATGTGGCTAATAGCTATGATTGTGACCGGGTTACTTGCGCAGAATGCAGCGAGCATTGTCATTGCGCGGTCAATCTCTTTCCGTTCGTCCGCTTCCCCATCACCCCCGCTAGTAATAAGCGTCAAGTGGTCAATGATGATGCGATCACACTTACTTACAAGGTGCATATGCTTGATCTTCGGCATAAGCTCGTCAATATTCATATGTCCAAAGTGCGACAGAAACACTGCCTTGTCATCATTTACGATGTAATCGTAAGCTGCACGAATTTCCTCTTCAGATGCGCACGCCAGCGGGTCTTCCTTGAACTTGTTGAAATTAACTTTCAGATGGTGAGCAACCATGCGCTGAAGCGTCTCCTTCTGCGTTTCTTCAAGGAAGATGAGGCCAACTCGTTCACCAGCTTTGATGAAGTCTGCGGCGAAACTTGCTGTAACAGTCGATTTGCCCACACCAACTCCCGATGTCAGCAGGACAAGTTCTGATTTGCGAAAACCTCGAATCTTATCCATCAGCTTCGGGAAGCTCGGGCACATAAGGCCCACTTCTCGTTTAGCAATCAGGTCTTCAAACGTAACATCAGAAGCATAGCTGATCTTCTCCGTAACAAAACGCTTCGTGCCGAACTGAAGCAACTTCGCAAGATCGTTAGAACGTCCTGCCTGAAGATAGTCACTACAATCTTTAAACCCGTTCTCAAAAGGTACGGTATAAATGTTGTCACCGATAAAGGCAGCAGCCACGGCTTCAGTAGCCTCTTTGCCCTTCATAACCTTCTTAGCTTTTTCAGCAGGCGTGGCCTCATCATTGTCAAACGCAAGCGTGATGCGTTCGTGGCCGAGAATAAAACCTTCATTATGGAGCATTGCTTCTGTAGCATTTGCAGTTCCCATAGAAATGCTAACAACAAACGGCTCCATGCCGTCATACTTAGTACCTTTAACTTGGTCTTTGAGCGCCTGAAAAGCTGCCAAACAATCGTGCTCCCCTTCCGTCACAACAATGTTGGATTTTTTACGCTGAATACTCTCAGCGACATTTTGCCCAAACAATTTATTGTTGCTAATAGTGAGAGAGCCGACTACAGACCAATGCCCTTTTTCGCTCTTGTGCTTCGTAACATCTTGCTTCTTATATGCAGTAAGACGGCCTTTTTGATCGTAGTATGGGAAGTAAATTGCTTCTACAGTCTTGCCGTCAGACTGTGACAATGCAACTTTTACACCGTATTTGGCACATGTTTCTTTCCTGATTCCGCGCTCAGGAATATCCGCAAAAGGTAGGTCTTCTACGTCCTTTAAAGTTTCTTTAGGTTCCCACCCTTTTTCGTTGCTCATTTTCCGCTCCTTAAATTCATAACCCATCAACCCTCCTAAGCTGCCGAATACAAATCACTAATCTTTGCCACAAGGGCATCATACTGCTTACGCAATTCTAGTTTCTCTTGTAGCAGTTCATCGTAGTCATCCGAGTGCACGAAAGTGCCCCAAGAGCCAACTCGTTCCATTCCATCTGGCGACCATTCATAATGTTGTGTCATCACTCCTCCCAAATCTCGGCATCAATTCCTGCCGTCTTGAGTAAGTCGTACAACTCTTGTGCTGTACCTTTCGCGTCTCCGTCAGCACCGAAATAGAAACTCTTAACATACTCATTCCCGATGACACATACAGTGACGACATCTTCACCATTATCATCTTGTGTAAAAATCTTATACTCCCGCTTCTGCATACCTATCTCCCACACTGAGCCAATTGTCCTTCTCAACCATCACGACAAACATATCCTTGTACGTGATGACGAACATACCCTTAAGCTTATCAAGCTCCTTGGCTTCCTTGTCGCCCATGTAGAGGTATTTTGGCATTCGACCTGTTTCTGCTACATAGGCTATCCATTGTTGCTCGATCTTGTCAATTATGCTCATTCAATCTCCAACAAAATGTTTGGCGTGTTTTGATCTTCAGGAATAGCGTATGCGATGCACTTTAGCTTGTTCATGAAATCTGTGTCAGGGTGCTCATCATAGATGTGCTCAAGCCTATCCCTCAACCACAACAAAAATGAGCGATCTGGCATATCACCCCCTATTTGCCAAGAAGCTTGCAAGCCGAGTCATCAGCTTGTGCTCCGGGGAGTAATCTCCATCTTTTCGTCGCGCAATGGTGTTAGGTAAAACATCCAGCAAGTCATGCACATCATTGATTTCAGCCTGATATTCTTGTTGATTTTTATAGTAATGATTTTGCATGTCATTTGCCTGCTTGAGTTTAGATGCCAGATCAATTGCTTGTTTATCAAGCTCTGCAATTTGACGCTTCAGTGATGCAACACTTTCTTTCTTGACAGCCATAAATCCTCCTTAATTAATGTGGGTTTCAAATTCTTCCGCAAACGCTCTAATTTCCTGCCAAAGTGCACTTGGGTCAAACGCATCAGAACCGTCTTCAGCTTCGTAGTAATAGTTCTCACTCTGTAGCCGTAAGTATAAAATTAGGTCTTCAAAGGTTTGTTTCATTTCACAGCCTCCGGGAAGAAACTGCGGTAGCTCCACTTACGCAAATTCCAAATATCTCTATCATAGGCCCTATTGATATCTATCGGATATTTCCTCCAGTTTTTAGATTGATACACCTCATCAATACGTGCATTTACATGCCAACTTACCAAGGCGAGCCTCATTAGTGCAACAGTAGAACATACAACCACAAGTATCATAAGACAAAGAACAATCATACAGCCTCCAATTCGTCACAATGCATTAGTTGCCACCAACCTTCTTGATCAACATACCAAGCGTACTCAGTTGATCCGTACGACCAAGCAAGCTTCACAAGAGTGTTTACAGCATATTCGTGTTCGTCATTTTCAACGATTACGCGGTGGGTAGGTGTGAACATTACTTATTCACTCGCACGTCAGTTACTTCATACGGAGTGTCTTGTGCAAGCGGATTAACAAAAGCAGACTGGCAGTATTTAACTGTCACTTCACCACCATTGAAAATCGCATCGTTAAGCTTTTTTGCAACTTCTGGCTTCAGTACAGAGAACTTCCAAATGTTAGTGACGCCCGCACCTTGACCTTTAGCTTTAACTCGTACACCTTCCTGAACCATCTCACCTTCCCACGACTTATTGATAAGCCCTTTACTGGAAAATTTTTGGACAGTGCCAGAGCGAACACCTTCCGAGTAGCAGTCGGCTTTTGCAGAGAATGCTGCACACATCATTACGATTGTGAAAATAAATTTCTTCACGGTGTCTCCTTAATTCTGAATACCAAATAAAGGCTGCTTCTTGCTCACCTGAGTGTCCGTTTGATTCATCGTTTCGTAATACCAAACGTTTCCTTTAGAATCCTTTGTGACAAAACGGTATGGGCTCACCTCATACACCTCTTGCGTGCCCGCTTCTCGCACAACGCTATCACGACAAAGCTTGTGATCATAGCCTGAGCAACCTGCTAGTGCAAATGTTGCTGAGATGAAACAAATAATCTTTTTCATGATGTCTCCTTAATTAAAGCTGCTTCCAACGTTTGCGAATCACTTGGGCCATCTCTTCAAACGTGTTACCGGCGATGTCGTTCATATTTACCAAATGAGAATTGTATGTAATGTAACCATCGTTGCTATTCATCCCTGCCCACTCCACAACTTCATTAGGTAGAAGACTACCATAGCCCATATAGCGCGACTTCACTTTCTCTTTGGCCGCAATTTCAGGATGTGCTTGTGCGTGCAGATTACAGAGGACTCCAAGCACACAAAACTTATCACCTCTGCGGAGTGCTCCCTTGGTTTGTTCGTACTCACCACTCTCTAGCGCTTTAGTCCAAGCGCGTGCGATGCTGCGTTTCATATTCCCTCCTTGTGAATTTGAAGGGGCCTTTCGGCCCCCTTGCTACAAATTATGCGAGGCCGTTGCCTTCGCTCTTAGCCTTCTTCCGACGAGCCAGCTTCGACACACCGACAAGGCTCACCAGACCAAAGCCCAGACCAGCCATTGCGAGCGAGTCGCTATCATCTTCCTTCTTAGCATATTGCGGAGCCGAGACAGGCACACCGCAGCAATCACTCAGCGTAGGAGCAGGTCGACGGCCATCTTTTGCATCAGATGCCAGTGCAGGAGCAGAGACATCGTCTGCTACAGCCGAAGCCGATACAGCAATTTGTGCGAATGCCGACGTAGCAGCGAACGACAGGATGATGGCGGAGATAGTTTTCTTCATGTTATTTCCTTTATTTGTGTTGTGAATTTTGTGCTCCTTTGTAGAGCACGAGAGGCAGTATGCCTGAGATTTGCTGCGCTGTCAAGCAACTTTGAACACAGAGTTCACTTGTTCTGCAATCAGGCGTGCAAGCTGCACGTGCTCAAGCTGGGTAACACCTTCTTCCATACGCACTTCAAGATAATGAATCCAGCTTCGGATCGTGCCATTGACATACAGACGGCTCATAGTCAGACCTTCCGGCAGAATAACACGAGCGACCTCCTTAGCAATGCCACGATCCAGTGCACGCCTGTACGTGTCCTGCACGATTGCCAGCAACATCTTTTGCTCACTTTCCCACCAATCCTTCAGTACTTCGTCGTCGGCCTGAATGCTGTTCTGGCGGTTCTTGACATCTTGCATGCGCAGTTCCCGCAAACAAAATGCTTGCTCAAGCTGGGTCACGTCTGCATAGCGTTGGCTAAACTCTTGAAACTTGAAACTGCCATGTCGCAGAAGCTGACGTGCAATGTCACGAGGGCTTTCCACCTCTACAACGCAGTTAGCCATTTCAAACGGACTCCAGTGTTTATGCTTCTTAAGATAGTTAAGAAGCTTGTCTGCCGTATCCATATTCATCTGATTGGATGGATTGGACACACGAGCGCAGTATGCAATGAGTTCTTGTGCGTCTTCGATGCCTTCTACAACAGGTTTAGTTACTGCGATAAGTTTTGCTGAAAACATCAACGATCTTCCGTAATCTGATCTGAAATTTTGTACAATGCAAACTTTTCTTCTTCTGCAAAGCTTACATCACTCATATAACTACCAACATGATCTGTAAAATCACAGCCTTCGCAATCTAAGACATGCTCCATATACTTCTTGAGGAGAGTTTTGTAGTCAATCATCCCACAATCTCCGTTTCAACTTCACTCCACTTGTCGTCCCACACAACGTGCACAACCTTACCTTCTTTTTCATAGAACGGTGCAGTACGAACACTAGCGGCCTTACCCAGCCCTTCCACAAAGTCCGTATCATATTCTGCAATTTGACGTGCAGCATAAGCAAACAAATTATTTTGCTTCTCTTCCAACGTATCTCCATCAAGTTCAAACATGTACGACTCAAATTCTTTGACAGATTCTTGCGTAAGAAGATTGTCCTTCAGTTCGATTTCGTATTCTTTTTCAATCACTACGTGGACGTTCTTCTTCATTTCTTCTCCACATCCACAACATCGCTAAACTGCTTAAGAATGCCAATTACGAAGTCGCTCTTTTGTTGTGCGTCCTCGTCGTTCTCAGCCATAACACCCACCTTGAATTCCATGTCGTAGCGATATTGTTTAGGCTTGTTAGCCTTTTTATCGGCCATACGTTCTTCAAAATTCTTCATCAGGTTGTCGTTCATATTCAGCCTTTGTCAATGTTTTCGTAAATAAGGTCGTCTTCTTCAGAAGATTCTTCCTCCGTATATTCTTCGTCAGAGCACTCCACATCAATAAGCCCTGTATCTTCCACAGAGACTTCGCCGTTGTGGAACAATGCTGTGTCGATCTGGTCGGCTTTCCTATGAGCGTCAGCCCAATTGTCGGCTTCAAACGTAGCCCAAAGTGATACACTAAATTTTGGCATTAATATTCCTCCACAGGGTCAACATCATACACTTCAAGAACAATGCCGCTCTTAGAAGTGATACGTTCAGCTAGACGATCTGCCACATCGAATGCTTCGTTTCGTGTTAGGTCTTCTTCGCAATCAATAATTACTGAAAATGTAACTTGTATTTTCATTTCATCAACCCTTCCAATCGAAAATAAGCTTCAGTAAGCTCTACAACAACGTAACGCTCTTGCTCATCCATCCTCTTCCTCATATGCAAGTTGAAAGCATTCTTTGCATTAGCTGCTCGTGCCCATGCAATCTTTGCACCAAAGGAAACAAAGTAGCCTTCCTCATTGTCGAGGATAGCGTAGATTTTGTTCATTCTCTTCTCCTTTTAATTAATAAACTCGTACAGCATGAATAACGCGGGGTGCAACATCTTTGAAAATTGCATCCCAACGTTCATGTGCGTCTACCACATTACCGATCAACACATCAGGAACATCACCACCAACTTCAAAGCCGACGAACCAATCCGCTCCGCCATAACAATCGAGACATTCAACACTCATACCAAGATGCGTTCCGCCTTCAAACATGCGCGCAATTTGTTCTTCGGTCAAGTTAGTATTGCCTGCAATAAAGTGCGCAGCATCTTTGTCATTGCTAAAACGCCTTCCTATACCCAACAGAGCGTCGTGTTCTGTACTCATCATTCCCCCTTAGTTATCTTTACAAAAACGATGATGACCAACAACCCTGTCACACTTCATACTCCGTGCCCAATCTGGCCTGATGTCTTTCCTGAAGTAATGTGTGTAGTCGCTGCTCAGTACGTGCACTTTACCAGACTCTTCCCACTTGAGCAAGAAATTTCTATCGTATCTTACGTGGCTTAAGCACATTCCTCGTTTGTAGCTGGAAAATTGTCCCTTGCGCTTAACTTCCCTGCACACTGAGTCTCCGCTGCGACGTGACCTGTTCCTAATCACTTGCCTCACTGCTGCAATACCTCTACTACTCTCACCTCTTGCTTCCAAGTATGTGATAGATTTCTCACAAGTGTTGTTAGCTACGTTGGCTTGTACTGTGCTGGCTATCATCAAGGCAAGGATCAGCAAGCCTGAAGCGCTCAACTTTTCCCTTCCGCAAGCTTGCCAATCTCCTTGGCACAATCTAGACAAAAATGAATCCACATACCTGTGTTGCGAAAAGAGTATGTAGAAATCATATCCTCACCTCGTACAATCTGTCGGTCACAACCTCGGCAGAAAGCTTGTCGCTGTGCTGCACGTCGTTCAATATCGTGACCCATCATCGTCCACCCTTCTCAAAAATCATACGACACTCTTCAAAAGGAGAGTATTGCCCAAGATGAATCGCAGGACCGAACACTTGCATCAAGTGCCACAGTTGGTCACGTAGCACATCACCTTTAGATACAATCTCAGGACGATAATACGTGTACCGTTCGTGATACTTGTTATAAACCTGTGCGCCGAGTTCAGTGAGCACCACTTCGGCTGCATCGTTCATGTTGACTTCAAATTTCATCGATCTTCCGTGTTGTAAGGTTGTTGAAAATTGTGTGACATCTCGTCCCTAGCCTTCTGTGCAGGCGTCCTTGTGTCTTCTACACTCATACGGACTCCTTAATATCGACAGGCTTCAACACATCCTTCATCTTCACTCGCAGCCAAGCATCGGTGTCTGGCGGGAATCGACGAAGCGTTAAGATGTTATGTGATGCATACCAAGTTCCTTGTAGGCCATTCACAGACACAACGTAGCGCAACCCTTTAGCATGCCGATCATCACGCATAATTTGTGGCTCCACAATCGTACACTCCATACCTCTGTACTCGTCTCGGCACGCACCTGTGAGGATGCAGACACTGTTTACTGGGTAATCTTTCATATGCCCTCCTTAGTTGTTCAGAGTCATCATCATTGCACACTTTGCCGTACAACGCAACAAGAATTTTGAGAATTCTTACGCAACACAACGCTTGACAGGAATGCCTACATATGCAATCATACGACTTCTTACAAATCTTAGGAGGATGTTATGAAACAAGAAACAATGAAAGTGCGTATCACACGTGCCACTGATGACAACTGGTATAAGGTTGATGAAGAGTATGAAGTTCTTAAAAACCTACTCTGTACAGGTGCAGGCGACTATTATCCTCTTCCAGACGATAAGAATGCTGGTATCGACCCTGAAGATTGTGAAATTGTGGCAGAAAAACAATCTGAGTATCCGTTCAGTGTGTTGTGTGTTGATGACGAACTGGCTGAAGGTTATCTTCGCAAAGGAAATGTCTACACAGTAATTGGAGAGTACCAAGATGTAGATTATGTGCTGAAGGAAGTTAAGATGACGTGGGGCAAATCACGTTTTGAAATTGTGTCAGCACCTGCTAACATTCTTGAACCTCAAGAGTATGTTCCAGACCCTGAAGAGGAGAACGCCATCGAACGCAACAAGTACATGCGCCAAGTAAAGCCGGGTGTTTGGGTAGATGTGTATGATGTCCTTCGTGCATGGAATGTTGTCGACCCTTGCCTGCAACATCTTCTCAAGAAGGCTCTGGCCAGTGGTCAGCGTGGTCATAAAGATTTGAAGGAGGACTTGGAAGACATTCTTGCGTCTGCAAAACGTGCTGTAGAAATGCACGAAGAATGGACTGCACCCTATGAAAATGAATTCTAAATTTCACAATAAGTCATAAGTAAAAATTCGTTTGTGATGCAGGGTCAATCACCCCTTGGGATCAACTTGGGGTGTTTCCTATTTTCCCCAATTGTGCATCATATTGCACTCCCAACCTTCTTGAATCTTCTTCAGTGCACTTTGCTGCACTGCCACTGTTCCCACCCTCTTGGGCTGCATCCTACGGTTGTCAAAATTTAGGCGCAGCAGTACCCTTTCCCACGGATTTACAGTGAGTTGCTAGAATTTTAGGCAATAGATTCCCTTACCCATCGTCTACAGGCTCAAAAAGCTACTCCACTCTTCATCCTACGCTTGCTCTATAGTGTGCGACCTAGCAGTTCTGATAGGAGCCACATAACACTAGTCTGTTATGTGCCGTACATAAGATAGATAGCGCAAGAATTACAATCACGTTACGCCCTTTCTTGCAGAATGTACACAAAATGTTGTGATTATTAGGTGAGATTTGTAGGTGGGCGCTGACAAGTGCACTTACAACAACTGTTTATGCATACAGCAAGCTTGTGAAAAATCACGCTTACCACGTTACGGAACAGAAATCTAGGGGTATATGAAAATTTATGTTGACTCTGTGTTTTATATGCCTTATGCTTCACTCATCGACGCAGCAGAGACAACAGTTAAAGCGGCGACATTACTAACTAGGCTGGCAAACATAGAGAAGCTGGCACAACTTAACTACATATAGGAGTTACATCATGAAACAAGTTATCGCACGAGTTACGCCCAACAACGACAAGGCAGTGCTGTTCTTCCCTGAGACGAAGAAAGATGGACAGATCACTTGCTTCCTTGAGGGCACCGAACGCCGAGTTGGAGTGGACTTTTATCAAGCTACCCACCCACTCAGCAAAGAAGATGCCTTCAAGATTGCACAGACATACGCAGAGCATGCTAAAATTGCACCTGAAGAAATCCTAGTTCGTCAACGGCTCCCCAAGTCGCTCAACAGCAAGGCTCGCAAGACTAACGATGTGGTTGCTAACAATCTCACGCTTGTGAAGAACGAAGAAAAGGGTGAGACGTTGCAACAAATGGCGCAGGAGCTTCATGATTCTGCGACGAAGAAGGAAGACAAGAAAGCCACCGCTGCAAACCCTGAGGGTGCTGTTGTCCACCCTCGTCAAAAACGTAAGTATGAACGTAAAGAGAACAAGCGTAGCGCCGCCGCCCTTCGTCGCTATCAGGATGAGTTGGCAAAAACATCGGCGCAGTCGCCAACCATTATGCAGCCCGTTGCTCACAATGCGACTCCGCAGGAGTACGATGCTGCGGTGATGGAACTTGCAACTGCAATTGCGAAGATTCTGAAGGCGAATTCTGGAGCGCTGTGACATTAAAACTGCCCGCCGATAAGGCGGGCGTCCTCTCATGTCCAAGTATCTCATAATTTTTCAAAGTTGTTTTACCTTGTCTAAATGCTCTCGGCAAGCTGCCGCTGTCAAAACCACAGGCGGCAGCAAGTTCTTTGCTAGTACCAGATAAAACCTTGCCTGTTACAGTGTCCTTTATTATGAACACACCCCCTCTTGCCAATTTATCAAGTCCTTGTGTATCTGTTGGGGTAGAATCTAAGCAGAACCCACCTGTTGTTAAAATAGTTCCTCGCACTAGCTCCTTTAAGGAACTCCGTTGTAGATTAAATTCTACCACCATTTCCGACACACTTTTACAATAAACTTCCCCAGAAGAAATCCTCCTAAACTTGTGAAGTTTTGCACGCCTGTTACGTAAAAAATCTTTATTCGCAAAATCCATACAATAACCTTTGCACGTTTTCAATCTACCTTCCACTAGAGAGTGTACATAATCCAGTCTGATATCAAACTCGTCACTGAACTTTTTCCTTGTCCTTAAATACACAGTGCCTGTTTCCATGTGACGAAAACTATAGGAAGTTGTGTCGAACTCCTTACGCAAATCTTCTGCGCTGGCAAGGCAAACCCCATGAGTAACAGTCGCCTTTCCTGTAACCAGCTTGCTCGCTGCACCTCTAGGCCAACCATACATTTTAACTAGATCGTCCCTTTTACAAGAGAAAACGGCACCTGTCATAATATCCTTAAAAGTGTAGATTGTGTGGTCCATTACATAATTACGCAAGCGTTCTGCAACTTCTCTCCGAACAATGCCAAATGTACGCCTATCTCTAATTTTCCGATCACTTCTTGTTGGCATTGTCATAGCCTGAACAGCGAACCACAACCCATCAACCCCATATGCTCTAGCTAACAACAGATGGGCCATAAAGTGATCCTCAGCCGTCAAATACACAAGATTCTCCTCCTCATCACCACCGCCCATGCACCTCGGCACAATATGGTGCTTCTCATAATACGTGTCCTCCAACTTCGGCATCATCTTCCTATGCTCAATTAGCTCCTCATAAATCCTCTTATAGTCCATCAAGACACTCCATACAGAGCGTCATACTCCTGCGTCAGCTTGAGGATTTTTGCCAACCGCTTCGCCTGCTCCAGCTTTGCAAGCATTGCGTGATCTTCTTTTTTGGTGTAATATGTGACTAACTTACTATAGGCTTGAAGCTGAACCGTGTTGAGATGACGTGCAGTTTCTTCAAGCGTAGCTTGGCGATAGTCGAACGAACGCGACATAGCGATACTCCTATGTTAAAATGTGTGTGGGATTTACTTCAGACTTGCTCAGGCAGTATTGCACTACCCGACAACTGTATAACACCATTAAGATTACTATCTGTCAAGTTTGGCACAGTTACAAGTATATAAGTGCACCTCGTAGTAGCACCTTTACCCCGCCTTGTGCGGGGTTTTTCTTTTGTGCGAAAATTTTCGTTGACATGCGAACCGGCTTCGACTAAGATTCTTATGCCTTAACAAATTTAAGAGGGAATTATGATTTTCGTGTACGAAGACCTTGGCTTGGAGTGGTGCGACTACTTGGGTAGTTGGATCATTGTGCAAGAGTGGGAGACTAGCAATATGATTGACACCATCGAATGGGTGCCGAAAGATGATGAGGCTAGAGCCATCTCAGAATTTAAACGCCTTATCGACTCTGGTATTTATAAAGATTATCAATGAGAGGTGCAAAATGATCATCCCAAGCTTCATCCAAGAAATAGTCGAAGCTGACATCGAAGTGGGGCTTCGCAAAGGTGGAAAGTTCCATATTGGAGGATTCTACAAGAGTGGTGGCATTACACTTGAGTGTGACGGAAACTGTTGGAAAGCTGTAGCACGCTACAACGAAATAACTACTATCGAAACGCTGCACGACATCGTGGGACTTAACTACCACTGGTGGCTGCGTTCAGTAGGGACGGAACAGCAGAATATCATCGCCCATTATGGCCTGACCGAAATGGATCGTGCTGTCGACGCTGCCATGTCCAAAGCTAAAACAAAATAACCATCTTTCACATTGACTAACAGCCATTTCCAAGATAGCATGTCGTTTATTGTACAAACAAATTATAAACAAACAAAGGAAAGCGGAATGGCTGAAATGTCTATGTACGAAATCACAATTCTCAGTGCGACAGATGCAGAGTTGTATGCTTACATCAAACACTTCTCTATCGATAAAGATTGGCCTTTAGAAATCGTGCACAACGGAGTAAAATACACGTATGAGGTTTATTGGACCCTTCCTACCGAAATGGGAAGTGGATATGTGCAAGCTGCTCGTTATCTGGTGAAGGAGGAATGAATGGACACAATCAAGCATTTCGCATACACGCTTATCACTCTTATCGTGTTTGCTTTCGGATTGACATTTTTGAATCAATCTGTAGAACTTAATAACGTCGCTGTTGTGCTGTCTCTTTTAGTGATTACGTTTGCAGGTTATTTATCGTACGAACTCATCACAACAAAAGACTACCGCATGCTGCCATTTCTTGCGTTCGGTGCTGTGATTGCTACGTTGTTTGCTGCAATGTATCGATATGGAGGCTGATATGAAGAAAACATTCATTGCTGTAGGATTGGCTATTGTCGCAACACTTATGTTTATGGACTGGGCTAATTACGAGCACCACTTGAAAGAAAAAAGGGAAGCAATTTTGGCGGGAACGTACGATGGGAAATAACGCTGAGAGGGCCGTGTGGTCCTCTAGTTCATTTTGGAATTGAATATTGAATAGGATGGAAAAGTTCGATTCTGATCCGGGACTATTCAATACATGGGATCAACGACCCCTATTCTACATTTTCCAGAAATTTTATTTCAGCTCGCCTTGTGCGGGCTTTTTGTTTTGGAGAATGGGTTTTGAAAATGCAGGGCAGTGTTTTACTGGATGTTTATCGTGATAAGGAATGGTGTGGTAACACTTATCTCTATAGCGGATAGTTGGCGCTTATCTGTATAGCCGGTGTAGGCACGTTGTAGAGACATGCTATATAGAGGCTAAAATAATTTGTGGTGTTTGGCTTAAAAGTGCTTGACTTAGGCTTGGAAGTGGCTTAAAGTGACCTTACTGACGCAGCAAACACAACGTAAGACACTCACCCAAAGGAGAAACGAACATGGCACACAACGACATCACTGATTTTGACGGCGCTGACATCATCGACATTCGCGACGTAATCGCACGAGTGGAAGAACTGCGCGAAGAACTTACCAACGTAAAAGATGAAGTTGGCGAACAAGAACAAGAGATGGGCCTTAACGAGTGGTGTATCAGTATTGACAAGAACAATCACCCATTTGGAGATTCTGTGGAGGAATTGCAAACTCTAGAGGACCTGCTTGGGGAACTTCGCGGGTACGGCGGTGATGAACAATGGGGAGGTGACTGGTATCCTGCGACGCTCATCAAAGAAAGCTACTTTGAAGAATATATGGATGATATGCTTGAAGACATTGGTGATTTGCCTAAAAACATTCCGTCGTACCTCAAGATTGTTGTTGATTATGATGCGCTGAAGCAAGATTATTCCGAGGTGGAATTTGAAGGTAACACGTACTACTATCGTTAAACCGGGAAGAATAATCATGGCCGAAATTATTAACGGATACGTCGTAACAACATCCAACGCCAGTAAAAAGACTGGTCAACGAGCGGGCGTTACAGTCAAGACTTGTGCGGGGGCGGTGGCTGCTAAGATTTATTCGGAACACTCCAAACCTCTTAACTTCCTGCGCAAGTACATTCTTTCTCAGGAACGTTTAGAGCTTGTGAACCAGATGAAGCAAGCGGGGATTGCACAAGCTGATATCGAAGCTATCGTAGCTATGCGGGAGAAATAAAATGGGCGCTATTCTTTTACGATGGTGCTATACATCTGGCAACTGGTATGAATTCACATCAGACTCGTCGGCTCAGGTGGGACAGCTTTACAGACTTAAGGTGCTGGAATCAGGAATAACCAAAGTAGAGGTCATTAAAGATGGAATAATTGTGATAGAATGGAGTAAAGAAAATGAATAGAAACATAAAGACGCATTTCTACCAAGGCCGCAAGTATAGCGATCCTGTCCAGATCAACAGCAGCATGGATGCAAATAGGGCTGTAGCACAATGTATTCTTCACTTGCAGATTGCCCGATACGATGCTGATAGCGCTGAAGTGTACGACGATGAGACGGGCGAACTACATGCCGTTGTCACACGAAGCATTAACGGGCGGATTCAGATTGAATATAGGCGTGATCCTGTTAAATTTGAAACACGCCTAACCATTGGTGCATTGTTTGGAAAGGTAAAGAAATGACTCTCAAATACAACCTTAACGGAGTGTGGCTAGAAACTATTGTCAAAAATGCTTATGTACTTGGTTCGCTTGTAAAAGGGTATTGTGCCACAAAAGGAGTTAAAGAGATTCAAGTATGGTGTGGTGAAGATTTGATTATTGCGATTGAGAAATAAAATGGCCCCACAACAAGCACACGAATTGAAACTCAAGATTGCACTCTTTGCCGAATCGACCGCAATGCTTGCTTTGCTAAAAGATAAAGAGCAATCTAAATGGGATTTAGCTCTGTCAGCACGAGACAGAGCACGAGAGGAACTATATACGTTTATTGATGAATTGACGGAGGAATAAATGAGCTACACAAAAGAAGAATGGAAAGTTGAAGGCACAACGGTTTATGCCGAGTGCCCTAGTAACGCCAATCAGTGCCGTTTTTGGGCAGAGTGCGATTCATCAACGGATGCTACAAAAGAGGAATTGGTTGCAAATGCGCGTTTAATGGCAGCAGCGCCGCAATTGTTGGAGGCTTTGCAACTTGCCCGCGCTGGTTTAGATGCACATATGTCATACGGCAGAGGTAAAGAAGATTACAATATGTTTCACGCTTCTGTGTTCACGCTTGAAAAGATTGATTCTGTGATCAAGAAAGCTTTAGGAGAATGAACAATGATTACAGAGGACGATTTAAAAGCTTTAGATTTAGCTGCCCATTTGTTAGTTATCGCTGCATCAGAAAAATCTAAATTAAATCCTGACCAAGTGGGATATGAAACAGCTTGGCAACACTACCGCAGTAAAGAACGGGATTATAAAAAGATGTATATTTCTCTTTTGGAGAAGGTGGAACATTGCGATTGAACTGCCATGCAAAGCACAATCGCAGAACATCATTTAAACGTACGAGAACAGCCCTACACGCTCACGAAATAGAAAATATGACCGCACCTACATGGCTGTCTCTGCGAAGCCTTAGCGGGCTGTAAATAGCTCTACAAAGCGCTTGACACAAGCACAGAAAGCATCTAAGATAGCTCTACACTGAATGAACGGAGGAAATTATGGGATTTAGAACTGTAGTGATGCTGTCCAACGATTGTTGCAACGAATGGCAAAACGATGCAGAGTTAGGCAGGAAGATTGTTCTAGACATGAATAACAGAGGTACATCGTATATGTCCTATGGCTCTGTTGTTGAATGTGTTCATGCCGACACTCAGACATTAGCTGTGTTGGACATGTACGATGGATTTAAGGCTCTTGCACACTCAAGATGGGCACGAGGGCAGACGGATAATGACGCAGCTTTAAACTTGCTTAAAGAGGCTGCTAACAAGCTTGGTTATCGCCTTGTGAGGAAACCATGACCATCACTTGCACAGAGCGGCAATCGAAAGATTGCCTATTGACATACGAACAAATCCGGCATACTCTTCTGGAAGAGGCAGCACAAGCTATTCTTGATGATACGGTTGTTGTACAAGGTGAGGAATGTTACAGAATGAATGCACAGTATTTTGCAAACAAGCTCCGTCAAATGCGCCATGAGAGGGTGAAATGAATGAACTTGAGGGTAAAGACCTGCACGATTATTGGGACAATATTCTTGATCGTCGCATGCCAGAACAAGATGAAATCGAGCGACTTATTGTCGTATTGAAAGGTTTCTATTTCGATCATTGTAGGAATGAAGGTACACTGGATAGTACAGACCATAAGCAAGGCATCATTGAGTTTTGGCGCAGCAAGCGCCCATATGGCAACAAAGACGTTCCGGCTTCGATTGCTTTTAATCTCGGATGGGATTATAAACGCCAGTTGTGTTATCATGCATTGCCAAAGTTTATCGAAAAAATTGCGGAAGACCTGCACAATAAAGTGTTGAAAGAACTTGAAGACAACATTTCTTTGTATGCTGACTTTTAAGGGCACGTCATGAACAAACTTAAATCAATCTTCAATCGTATGTTTGAAAGCTCTTGGGCATACAGCCACGATTGCAATGTCCGCACACACAAAGATACAGGCAAAGTGGAATACTTGTGGTTTGATGATTGGGGCCACTGGTACGACTCCGTCCCTATGTTTACGAAGGATTTAGTTTAACTAGGAGAAATAAAAATGTGGACTCGTTTTATGGATATGGCTAGCGGCGGAAGCTGCAAAGTTAAAATCGACGGTATAAAGAAAGAATACATTTATATTGAACTGCCTTACAAACAGGCTGTAGCACTCTTTGAAAGCAAATTTGATCGCGATCCGAACAACGTCACGTGCGATTGCTGCGGAGGAGATTACAGTATTAATGAATATGGATCGTTAGAAGAAGCGAGCAAGTATGACAGACAAGATTGGCATACAAAGGGGTATGTGTCTGTTGAAGAATATTGTCAACGAAACGATGTGCTGATTATCAGCAAATTTGCTATTAGTTCAGATAATGGCTCTCCGGGCACATTTGGTTATTTCAGCATGAGGGATTGATATGAACACCAAGCAATTGTACGCAGCACTAGAACAAGCTGGATGGGCAATGGCACCCCAAGCTGACACATCAACAGGCGTCACATGGTATGCGTGGCGTAGGCTTAAAGGGGCAAAGAATTGCCTTTGCAATGACAAACCTCCAAGCTTGTGTATTGTCCCATATTCGCTAACGTTTGGTGAAATTGTGTGCGAGTCTGTCCAATTTGAGATTCGTGGACAGATAGAAGACGGCCATTGGATTGGATTTAAAGTGTATAGCGTGCCATTTGAAGATGTCATTCCACAAGCTGATATGCATGCGGATACGCTGCGCAAGGCGTGGAATGCTGTTGCGGATTAATCATGGCTCGTAACTCTTGGAATTCATGGCTGTTAACGTTTGATCTAGGTGAGAGACGCTATGTTGACACAACGTTAGAACGCTATGCGTCGGATATGCGGACAATCAACACTCCGAAGAGTAGACGGCCTGATATCATGATTGGCCTAGAGTTTGAGACAACGTTGTTTACTGCTGTCTCCGCGAGCAAAGCAGGTGATGTAAGGTATTTAATTGTTGTGGAAAGGGTGGCTTGAAATGAAACTTACAGAAATCACATCGTGCAAACACTGCGGAAGCAAGCATCTATTGTGGCACACTTGGCTTACCGCTCGCAATGACGTGCAACAGGGGAGACTACGTACAAACGATGTGGAGTGTGTGTTCGTGCTGGGTTGTGAGGATTGTTTTGAAACGTTGTACAGTGTTGGTGCGGATAGGCTGGCGAGGATGATGAATAGTGCTTGACTTACTTAGAAAGCTTGTTTAAGATGTGTCTACAGGATGCATCAAACAACAAGGGGTGATAAATGTCTAAGACCGTAGAACAACTCAAAGCCAAGATGCTTGCAGCAGAGAAAGCCTTAGAAGAGGCACAACAAGCTTATGACGTTGCTTACTCTTCCGAAGAACTCAGCTTTGCCGCGACGGATAATAAGCTGTCGCGGCAAAGCTGAAGCTAAGGCGCAGAATGCGTATTATGCTGTTGTAGGTGTTGGAAAGGATAAATAATCATGTACCTAAACAGAAAAAGCTATAACAAGATGTGCGACATCATCGACGAGCTACGGAAAGAATACAGACAACGTTATGGATGGTGTTTGCTAGATTGGGACATTTCAGACGAACATATTAATAAGCTTGCCGAACAGCTTTGCAAAGAAGCTAGGGAACAAGGCTGTAAGATGTCTAGTAGCAAAGATAGTCACGACTTCAATGCAGCGCTTACTTGTATCATGCATGCTAAATGGGGAACTTATCCGAAGTGATGTAAAAAGTGCTTGCAATGCTTGGTTGTCTTTGCTATAGTACACACATCGACACACAAACAGCACGAAAGTGCAACCCTAACGGAGCCAAAAATGTTACTCTCTAAAATCGAAGTCACCGTTGATCGCTTCACCAAAATGTTTAACAATGGCTTGCTTGACCTGAACGGAGGTAAAGCTGTCTCGTGGTGGATCGGCCAAGATGGTAATTTTTGGGTGGAACATTACTTTCCTAGCACGTATCAACGCCTTGCTAACCCGTCCTACAAGGTGAAACAATGAACATCAATTGGCATCAAATGCCTTTCAAGCATTACCCCGGTGTGATGTCGCTGGGGTTTTCCTTGCAACAGCTAGATAATGTATACGCCCAAGGAAGCATCACAGAGCTAGAATACCGCTGGCGCGTGCTGTTCTGGTCATGGGATGCTGTAAGGCTCACTGGCAAGGCTGGAAGGCTTCAGGATCGATGCTATGATGCGTTCGGGCTAGACGGCGTGGACAAGAGGATTGCTAGGGTTAAGAAGCTGAGGGAACGGTATATTAGGAAGTATTACGGAGAGTGGTTAGTCTAATTTGACAAAACGTATAACATAGTGTAAGATGCTTCTATCTAAACAAAGCGGAGGCATCTTATGCGGTTTAACTACGTTACAGCCAGTGTTGACGAAGTTGCACAACACTTCAAGAACAAAACTCGTCAGCTTGTACACTTGACGAAAGAGCGGTATAGTGACAATCCCGACGTTCTCGCGAAGCTTGAGCGGGCCTACATCATGTCTAAAATTGCTCGTCTACAGGATGAGCTAGAGTCACTTGTAGACTCAAATTGTGCCTCTTGTGGCAAACAGTAAAACCGCTGAGAGCCAGTATCCATGCGGGTTTCGGCAGGTTGCATGCCTCTAAAACATGCTTATTCTTGCCTATATAGGAGGAGTAATCTTAGGAGCGTCTACTAGGTGAATACAAGGGTTAAGATAACAGAGGGTGGAGTTGTACAGGTAACACAGACATACAGCATTAACAACAGAACTATATCATTCAACATTGACATCTTAGATGTTGTAAGGTGGAAGACTAAGCGATGGAAGACCAAGGATAAGCTTGTTGTCAATGTAGTGATAATGAACATGTTAGCTAGTATGTGGAAGAATCACAGACTCTACTACTCAAGACAGAAAAACACTAAGTGTAAGTCAAGATACAACACTAGAGGAATAAACAACTATGAAGTGATGAAAGCCATAGATTTGTTAGAAGACATGGGATATGTCGTCAACCACAAAGCAAATAGGCAATACGGACTAATCGAGGATAAGATGTCAAGCTGGATCGAACCAACACCACAATTCATTGCAGAGTTTGTGACCAGTACAGAGGTATTGGAAAAAGCTGATAGAGCATTCATTGCAGCATGGATGCCTATTATTATGAGGGACGAGAACAAGGAGCCTGTTGACTACAGGGCAGATGAGAACACGTTTGCTATTGAGCGCATCGTCAACCGTATGAATGAAGTTAATGGACGGTATGTCTTTCTTGACCATGACGGGAACGAGTTTACTAATCTGTACAGTCGAATCTTCAATAATAGTAGCTGGGAACAAGGTGGACGTAATTATAAAGCATCGGTGTTGAACATTGAGAACAAAGAGAGCAAGAATCGCTTGCGTATCAAGATCAACAATGAGTCTGTTGTTGAGGTGGATTATACGGCATTACATCTATTCATTGTTGCGGAACAACTTGGTTGTGCGGAAGAACTAGGGGAAGACCCTTATGTGTTGATTCCAGACATTGACCGTAGCGTTATTAAGTTGGCTGTCAACACTATGTTTAATTGTACGAGCCGACTACAGGCTGTCAGGTCGTTGAATAGTGACTTGAACAGGTTGGAATACAAACAATCGACCGGGAGCGAAATCGTTGCAGCAGTGTTTAAAGCATTCCCTAAGTTCAAGGACCAATTCTGTTCCTCGCAGTGTACCGGGCTGAGGTTGCAGAACATTGATAGTTGGATGACTCAATATGTTGTGAATGTTATGTCAACACTTGGTAAGCCAGTGCTGCCAGTGCACGATAGCAATATTGTAAGAATGCAGGACAAAGACTTGTTGATCGAGCTGATGAGCAATGCATACAAGGAAACTCTTGGTGTTGACAGCATCGTACACATGCGGGAGAGTTACATTGACTCGAATGGTGATGTCGTAAAGTTTGATGTGTCCTGCTAAAATTCTTACAGATTCTTGTTGACGTGCTTATCTGGCTTGTGTAAGATGTACTTCATCGAATCAGTGTCTCTTACGAGCCACCCTCAACAAACAGCACGGAGCCTAACATGAAAGTTATTATTCGTACCGAAGACAATAAGCTTATTACAGGCTTTTGCTTTAAAGCAACTAAGGCTGAAGTTGCAACAGTGTTGGTTAGCAATAATGATGTTGTTAAATCTTATATCGGTGTAGTTGTTGAAATTCTGTAACGGAGCCAATCATGTCCCTCGCATACAATGTAGGATACAATGCACGTTTGTATGGTAGTGCTAAGCTGAAAGATTGTCCGTATCTTAAAGGGACATTCTGCTACAATGATTGGGTGTATGGCTGGACTATGTGTAATAACAATTGTTTGTGCAAGGAGAAATAAACATGTATGCAATTCAATGGTATGACGAGAGAAGTGGAACATGGCTTTTTTGCAGCACTAAAGACCAGCTCGAGATTTATCACACATTTGAAAGGGCATCTGAAAGCTGCGAAGCTTGGAGGACTAGCAGCGTGTATCACGAATGTCAGGACGAATACAGGGTTGTTAGTGTTGCTGTAGAGGAGAAATCATAATGGCTAAGAAAGACAGTGTTAAGATGCTTGAGGTTAAGATTGAAGTGCTTAAGCGTGCTAGGGCGATGATTAAGACAGGCTATTACGGAGGTATTTGTAGTGCACTTACCTTTTGCTATAGCTTCGATGAGATGGCCAAGTTCAGTCTGGCAGCTTATGAATTACGTAAATACATTGGTGCGAAACTTGGCAGTTCTGTGTATCTTGAGAGCTGGCTAGAGCGTAAGAAGCCTAATCTAGACCGCAGTGATAGCAACATGAAGAAATACCGCCTGCAATGGATTGATTGGATGATCGTTTGTTTGCAAGAGGATTTGGCAGCTAAACAACATAAGAAAGGATAACAAATGGAAACTATTCTTGTTTGGGTGCTAGTCACTACAGCACGAATGCACGGATGGGATGATGCAATGCCCACCTATTCACCATACATAGCAACACTGGAAGACTGTACAAGGTTGCTAAATAGCATTACTGGTGATGGAGTGTACAAGCGGCAATGTGTGCAAATTAGAGTGTTGGTGAAAGAATGAATAAAAATCTTGACGTGCTTAGGAAGCTTGTGTAAGATGTAGTCATTGGCAGCACAACACAACAGGAGAACAACATGACTAAAGACAACATGCTTCTTATCTCTATGACAACAATGTTGATGAGTGCTATCTTGGGCATTGTCTCTTTGGTGATGTGCGAGTTCTTCGCAAAAGAGTTTGGCACTACGGTAGCATTTGCGATGCCTGTAAGTTTTGGTGTTGTTGCTGTTGTGTGCAAATTCTTTGTTGATAAATTGGAAGCTTGATATGACTGACAAACAATACGTAATCCGCGCAGCAGAGATGATGGGGCTCATGCTGATCCCTCCTAAACGTGGTAATCCCGGCATCCTTGGTTATGTCAACATTAACGGCTATAACAAGTGTGTTGTGGATGCTATGAAGTGGGCAGAGGCTAAAGAACAGATTAACAATTTTGCACGACAACGTGCTGATGCACAAAACAGGGTGTAACATGGACTATAAAGAGTTGCTGATTAAGTACATGCAATACCTAATAGAGCGCGAAGGATCATGCTACGTCTGTTATAGTGGTCCTACAGCTTACTATGGTGAGGCTGATCATATGACGTACGAAGAACGTCAAGAATTGGCTAAAATATTTAAAGAAGATATTCAAAAGATTTAAACTTTCACATAGTAAGGATAAATCATGCGCATACTCTCTCTTTGCCTCTTGTGCATCGTGCTCATGTCTAGCTCTGTAGCATACAGCGAATCTTATGCACAAAGTCATCCTATGGATGGCCTACAAGTGAAGATGACATATTGCATGGAAACACAACGTTACGAGAATCGTTTCCCCGAAGATGTAGGTTGCAAAGTGGGAAGAGGGAATGGTAAGATAGGCGTTAAGAGGGATATAGTAAAGCAGCTTGTAGCACGTATTAACACATATAAGGACAGTTATGAATACACACAGCTTGTGTCGAATAAAGGGCTGAAGCTTGTCTTTCACGACGAAGCATTAGGAAGCAAAAGTAATGCAACAGTGTGGCAGGATAAGAATGGACGGCTTTATTATGAGTTTGAGAGAGAGGAATAATTATGCACACAAGAAAATGGAAGTTTGATAAATACGATGTTGCACAAAATAAACATAACAAAAAACTTACAGCATCTGTTCGTGCTAGAGTGTATGATGTTGACACGCATATGTTTTTGTACCTTCTAGCTGTAGAAGATGGTCTAGATTGGGTGTCTGCTAAGTACTTTGAACAACTCTATGAAGAGAAGGAATAATCATGCTCCATTGGCATGTGTGGGGTAAGTGGGAAGTAGCGCATACAACAGACATCGTTAGAAGCTATGACGATGCTATCACAGGGTATGTATTCATCCAAAAGCGTGTTTGTGTTAAGTGCGGTTATGCACAATACAAGAAACAGGAAGTGAGGCTTTAATCATGACTGACTCTAGGAAGGCATAATCATGTGGCTCACTATCGACAAATTGCATGAGCATGTTAAAGGTAGGCAAATGTTTGTTGTGAAAGCTTTTGATGTGTTGCCACTTGGTGAACGAGGGCCAATCTACACAAGCGACCCTTATTGTGTGTGGTTTGAGTTGGATAGAGGCGTGTTTGAACGTTGGCCCCATCTGTTCATGCCTACACATTTTTGTTTGTTGCCGGAAGAGAGGGAATGATTTCCAAACTCAACACAGAATCAAAAGTAGAAATTGGTTGACAAATGAGAATTACGAACAGTTTGTGATTAATGAGGGAAATGTATGAAAACCATAATTCATGTTAATCAACATATAATCAAAGCTAACACAAAGAACGGAACGAATGAGCCAGCTTTGACAGTGAAGACATACAAGGAAACACTGTATGCCCATTCAGTGGAAATACAAGGGCCGTCTAGAGTAGTGCATAGCCCTCATAAACCGCTGTCATGTGGTGCTAGAGTGTGGATTGAGACTAGCAGTCCTATTATTTGTACCATTGAGGAAGGGTAACAAGCAAGTTAAGAATTAGAGGAGGGGTTCTAAATAATGTGCTTGCAAAGCTTAGAGGGCTTAGGCATAATAACTACATCGAATCAACAAACACAGACAACGGAACCTGAAATGATCTTCACCGACAACATCACCGGCAAACAGTACAGCATCGACGGCAACACTGTCACACAAGCTCGCAACGGTGTTGTGCTGGCAGTGACTACGATGGAAGACGTAGCAGGTTGGATGGACATGATGGGGTTCAAGGTTGCCAAAGAACAATCCTTCGTTGTAACTGGAATCAAGAGCCTGAACAAGCACGCTAAGGGCTACTTTAGCACCATCCGCGCAGCATCGGCAGAGGAGGCTGTCAAGATCGCCAAGAAGGGCACCAAGGGGCTGATCGATGTGCAGTGCATGACTGGTGCGGAGTGGGACGCACGGAAGGACATCTAACCATGAGCTATTACTACGCACAAGGGTGGAATGCGGCGCGTACGGGTACGTCAGAATACGAGTGCCCCTATCCGGCTAGGTCCGACTATGCTAGGAGGTGGTTAATGGGTTGGAATAGGTGTGTGCGAGAGAACACCTGACTATCGTACAGAATGGCCCTCTTTGGAGGGCTTTTTCTTTGTGCAATATAGTGGAATTTGCGTGCAGTATAATGTAACAGAATATAGACAGGTCTGTATCGTCTAACAAAAACTCGTTCCTGTTCGGTAATCGCACAACCTTGGGCATCGACGAGGGTATCAAGCTACCTGATATCAATATGACATGGCTTTAATGTTGCATCTGAAATGCATGTTTATTGCAGCAACCATGCACAGATGAGCGTGCTAGGTGCGTGAGAGGGCATCCGGCAGCAGCAGGGAATGGGCTACAGATGGTTTGTCGTGGTGAGATGGGGCGAGACTACAAAGAGAGCTAGAACGTGGCGCTGAGGGCCTGTATTCGCGTCAGAGGGGCATTTGTGAGGGTGTGATGCTGTGAGGGATGGGCAAGCGTGCGACGGAGAGGGGATGCAGAGAGTAGGCTATCGGCCTGCGAATGGGCACGTATGGCAGGGCATACAGTGGTTTGTGAAAAGCTTCATTGAGCAACGGGGTTTTTCACAGGCTCAGGAAGGGGTCTAGGAGGGCCATAGAGACTCCCATTTCTAAGGCAGCTGTCTACCCCTTTGATACTTTAAAATGGCCTCTACGACGGTCTTTCCATGCTGGCGGCCCCATTAAGCCATGCGACCGCCACCGCTTACTTTTCAAGCACTTACCCTCGACCCTAGATATATTTACTGCCGAGAAAATGCAAAAAGGCCACCCGAAGGCAGCCTTGAAAAATTATTTTTAAAAATTTTGTAATATAAGATTAAACTGGTATAATAGCTTTCCAGTTCATGAGTGCATCAAAAGCTCTATCAGAGATTGCGTCCTTGTACTCGACAGCAAGTTTCTTGATATATTCCTCACGATATTTACGGTAGGCGTCTAGTGCATCTTGTTCTGTTTTGAAACCGGGAACTCTGGTGCAATAACCGCACCAGTTAAATTCCAAACCATACAGACCGTCTTGTCCCAGAAATGTACAATTCTTGCGAAGAGGAATGAGTGCCAGATTTATTTCACTCGGAAGAAAGCAACAAGTGTATTCTGAGTAAATTTTAGAATCTTCACTCAAAAGATCCTTGTCAAGTTGATATCCAAGACCCCATCCCTTCTGCTGTACTGCCCAATCGCAGAATTTTTGCGGGTCTAAGAACATTTCAGAGATTTCAACACTTTCATAAGCTCTATAGTGTTCAGAGGATTTATTGCCAGTCTTGACTCGCTGGGTCATATTGTTATGCATCTTACCAAGGCGAGTTTGTACAAATTCCTCTCCCCTTTTGTAGCGCAAAACCCAATTACCATCCCTATCCTTAAAGTCTACGTTAAGAACACCTTTCAAGTTGCGCTCTTGATTAAGTTCTTTTTCGGAGATAGTAAGAGTTTTGTACAGGTTGTTTAATTTCTCTAACCTACCGTCTTCGATCTTTTTGAGGTAAGCTTGATATTTAGCAGCATCAGCTTCTAGTTTTGCCTTCCTATCTTCAATCTTCTTATCCTTCTCAGCTTTAAAAGCTGCTTCTTTTTCTGCCCTAATAGAAGCCATGCGTTGCTTCTCTGCTTCCCTTTCCTGCCTCAGTAGGATCTCTTCTTCACGCTTTTGTTTCTGAAGTTCTTGGTCTGCAACAATCCCTGTGACAAGTGCATCAAACTGTACAGATTGTACATTATCTGTATTAAGAAACTTAACTTTGATGTCACGAGTGTTTTTAAAGTCTACAATCTCAACAGGTCCACACTCAAACGTATTGTATTGTGTACCTACACTTTTGGACGCATCAACAGAGCCGTCTCGTACATAACCACCTGCGAAATACCTTTCAAGCACGCCTTTGCGGACAGTTCCTGTATCATCGAAGCGGACATCGATTTTCATGCTTCCGTTCTGAAGAGATGTGGGGTATGCATCGGAAACAGCTTCCATCCACCCAAAGTTCAGACTTTCTACGCGATGTCCTTTCTGGATATTGTGTTGGGTTACAGGCATCGCAGCTTCTCCAGCAGTTCCTCCACCAGTTCAATAGCTGCCAGCTTCGCTCCGTTCACATCAGCTTTCGTGCCCTTTTCGTATCCACACAGTGCCTTTGCAACCCATCCTTCAGAGCAACCCATTTCGATTGCGATATTCTTGTAGCTGTAGCCACGGTCGCGTAGTGCCTGCGCTTCCCCCACGGAAAATTTTTTAATATTTGCCATATAACCCTCATAAGTAATAGATATCTACAATAATACCACCTACTAGGATTTTTGTCAAATTCTTAAGAGTTCTTATGACCAGCGTGCCATCAGGTTGCAAACAGTCTTTGCATGCCATTTCTTTCCACGTGCAGTTTTGGTTCCATATTTGTTCAGTTCTTCTGCAATGGAGTTCACGGACATTCCAGCTTTGCGCATGCGCTCGATGCTTGGGCGCATGAATTCAGCAAAAGCGTCCGCCTCTTCCTGCACTGCGATTGTGCTCTTTGCCACAGCTTTGCCGATGTGTGCCCTCACCTTTGGATTATGCATACCCATAGGCTCCCCTCGTTCACGTTTAGCTGCAAAAGCTGCTTTCGTGCGTTCTGCCGTCTTTCTGCGCTCCTCTTGTGCAATCATTGATCGAAGTGATAATTCAAGGGCAGTGCATCGGATTCCTGTTTCAACTGTGATGAATTTTTTCTGCTCATCCAGCAGCAGGTGAATGTTCAACTCGCTCCTCATGATCCTGTCCATCTTTGCTGCCAGAACATAGCAGTTTTTGTGACGCTTTGCATCCTCAAAGGCTTTGCTGAGAACAGGGCGTCGATCAAGGTAGTATTTACCGCTTACATACTCTTCACGGATGTCAACCACTTCCAGATTGTGTGTAGTGCAGAAATTCTTCATTTCTTCAATCTGAGCCATGATGCCTAGGCCAGATCGTTTCTGCTCGTCCGTGGAGACGCGAGCGTAAAGGATTACTTTGTTCATGTTGTGTCCCTGTGTTTGGTTGATGAACAGATATTACACTCAACAAAAAGCGAAGTCAACGGTGTTTTACACAAAACAGACAAAACAAAAGCCCGCCAGAGATTCATCTAGCGAGCCTGCGAGCGTCAGTCTTCTCCCATCAAACCTTGCAAATATCCAACATTGTTTCCTTCGTTATACCCTACTTCATATCCCTTGTTGTAGATGTCGTCATAAGATTCCTCCAGTCGCTCTAGTGCCAACTTTTCAATCTCATCCTTCAACCTCTCAACAATGACGATATGATCTTCCACTAGCATAAACTTGCCCTCTACATCGGGCTCAAGATATTCACTTTCATATCGAACGTAGTAGCGATCAAATTCTTTCATCCATGCACTCCCACGTAAAACATAAACATAGAGTAGATCAGGCACAAAACACTAAGCCACAAAGGATTTTTCTTATCAAAGATCATCCAGATTGATCCTAAGAACAGTAGAACTGACAAAATTACGATACCCACATCACCCTCCCACAAACGCAATAGTAAACGGTGCCCAATGGCAAGCAACCCAGAACACAAGTCCTGCCAAGATTGCCGGTAGAATAGCTTCTGCACCAGTTCCACCGAACATTGCACTACCGAAGAAGATGGTGCCTGCAATAGCGACAAACCACAGTCCTAGAAACATAAGAAAAATAAATCCAATAATAGCCATCAATCCCTCCAAGAAGTACTACCGTCATATCGATTATAATTAGCCTCACTCTGTGCCCTGCTAAGCTGCTCTTGCAGATACGTCACAACAAGCTCGTAGTCTTCGTACGGTACATAATATCCATTCTCAAGCTGTTGTTGACCGTAAGACCCATCATTGAAACGTTGTACACTGAAGGGATCATTGAACAGCTTGTCGTTCCTTCGGCTTTCTTCGCGCCGTTTCTCTATCTCAGCCCATCTAACGTCGAACTCTGCTTGTAAGTGTTCTGGAACCGGAACATCTAGGCCAATCCTCCTGAACAGTAAAAGCTTATCTACTTCATCATATTTCTTCATCGTTCCTCCATAATCTTCTTAACTTCTTCCCAAGCAATCGGAGTGTAATTGATTTGCTCTACAGAAACACAAAGATAACGTTTGTCGATTTTTGTGTGCATTCCATACCAGCTTCCATCCAACACTGTCTTCGTAACACTCACATCATGCATATGCCCATGAATATTTCCCTTGAATCTGTAAAGCTGATTCTCGTGCACAGGGATGTGCGTAAGAATGTAGTCATCATGTTGTTTGCAGCCAAGGATGTCCTTGAAATACGGAGTGTATTCTTCCAGACGGAACACATCGTGATTGCCCTTGACAAGAATCTTTGTACCATTCAGACGTGCAAGAGTTGGCAGAGCACGACGATTGATAACAACATCGCCAAGGTGAATCACTTTATCTTTAGGACGCACAACTTTGTTCCAGTTTGCTACAAGGGCTTCGTCCATTTCTTCGATGTTGTCCCAAGGACGTAGTTTTTCACCTGACTTCGTAAGAAACTGCGTAACACCAAAATGCCCTATGTGGGTATCGCTGATGACGAATGTGTTGCTCATAAAAATCTCCTTAACAATAGTAATAAATCAACGTCTGCCCAATCATCAACCCGAGCAAGAATCCTGCTACGTAGATGTTCACACATCCCCCATATCAGGAATAATCCCAAGATCGACAAGAATCATAGCAACCAGCAGCATTGCTCCGTAATACACATCAATGACGAATTCTTTAAGCATGTTCATTTCGCATCACTCCTATTTTGTGCTCCGACGCATTGTAGTAAGTAGCTGTATTCAATTCGTTCAATTCTGCCGCCACGTTGGTTGCAGTCCTTGACGTATGCCATGTCAATCTTCTCGTCCATCCTATTACTACATGCACACAGTGCGACAACTACAATGACATAAATAAGTGTGTTCATTTCGTAAGCTCCTTAAACCTGCGCATAAAGTAAATGTAACTCATGTGACTATCCCATGCAATGATTTTGTTAGGATAAGCTTCATAACCTTCGTAACAAACTTCCGTTACACACGGCTGCATGTCTCTACGTTCTGCAAGAAAGACACGAATATCAGCTTCTTTGATGCTTGGATGGAAGGGAAACTTCATGCCAAAGCGCTTGCACATATCAGCTTCTGCACGCTTCTCTAGCTCTACATAGCCGGGAAGCATACGTTTAAGAGGGCTAGGCACATCGCACAGGAAAGCCTCTGTCCCGTCGTGCAGGAGTCCTTCTAGTGCATGTTCTGGAGGAACAAGCTTGCTCACAAGGACGCTGTGTTGGGCGACTGTATAGACCCTCTGGGTCTGCCCTGAGAAGCGTGCTGTGTGGCTCAGACCACGAGC